ATATTAATAGTATATGGGAACACGAAAAATAAATAGAAAATCAAATAAATCCTTTAGAAAAACTCGTTCAAAAATACAGAGAGGAATAGTAGGAGGTATAAAAAGAAACACAACAAAATCGACCAAAAGAATCACTGGAATTTATCCAAGTGTACGTATGACATATGGACATACACCCCTCCGTCCTGCGGTGAGCTCAAGATACAAAGAAGAAAAACAAAAACATAAAATAGAAATGGAACGAACAAATTCTGAAATAACAAGCCGACCCAAAAAGATTCAGTCGTTGTTTAACCTTGCGGCAGACAGTTTACATCCCGACGTAGCATCAAAATACAATGCGGAATCTGGGGTATTCGGTCATGTTGATTTGAATCCGCGTGAACGTAATATATTTGGTGGAAAAAGAAAAACACGAAAAACCAAAAGGAAACCCAATAGACGCTAATTCAGCAATCAACATAATGAACTTAACAAAGTGCTGGATAGAGAAGCAAGAACGCCCGGCGTGTTTTCAAATTTCGTCTTTCACCGCATCTTATAATTATTCATTTTAATGTTAATATATTTTGTTGTTCAATTTTATGTTATGTTTATATTTTTTGAATTTAAATATAACATTTATAATCTATTATAGTTTATGCACATTGTTCACGAAATTCATGAAAATATTATTAATAAATTAAATTACTTCTATGAAATAAATAAAATTCCTAATATTATTTTTCACGGACCTTCGGGTAGTGGAAAAAAAACCATTTTACATAATTTTATTAATAAAATATATAAAAATGATAAAAAACTTATAAAAAATCTGGTTTTATATGTCAATTGCGCTCACGGTAAAGGCATTAAGTTTATTAGAGAAGAGTTGAAGTTTTTCGCAAAAACAAATATTTTTAATATTGATAAAATTCACTTTAAAAGTATTATATTATATAATGCAGACAATCTAACTATTGACGCTCAGTCAGCGTTACGAAGATGTATAGAACTTTTTTGTCATAGCACACGATTTTTTATTATTGTTGAAAATAAATTTAAACTATTAAAACCTATTTTGTCCAGATTTTGTGAATTTTACATAAATGAACCCTACATTAATGATAAATGTTATAATTTATACGACTATCACATCATAAACAATACGAATATAGATGTCAAATATGATATTTTACATAAATATATTCAACAAAATAATAATTCTAATACAAATATCATTTCTATTACAAATAAAATTTATGAAAAAGGGTTTTCTACTATAGATATTATTCACTTATTTAAAACTAAATATCATAAAGGCAATCCAGAGTTAATAAACAATATTCTTTTTTATTATTATAAAATTAAAAGTGATTTTAGAAACGAAAAATTACTAATTCTGAATATTTTATATTTATATTATTTTCGTTTGAAGACCAATTTAGAAAATATATCAATTATTTAAATGGACGATTTTACTATTGCTTCACTACAAGAATCTAAAAATGAATGGTGTGCAAGACTAGTCAACTTATTAACACCCCTTATCACAGAAGGTTTCAACTCTATTTTTGATGAATCATACAAACTGTGCGAATCGAATGACGAATTAGACAAATATTTGATGACATTTCAAAATCTTATATCAAGAATACCAAAATGGAATAATACTTTAGTAAAAAGTGAATGTGAAAGAATTGTTACAAGGTCTGGTTGCAATTATTTAGAGGACCTCATATCATGCGTGCATATTATTCAACTTAAAGTTCTTACATGTATTCGGGTTGGAACTAAGCAAAAAAAGGTGGATATTAATATTCCCAAGTTAGAAGAGTTTATTCATAATTGCTATATTATAACAGCGAGAAAGGTTTATACAAATGTTTATTTATTTGAAATTAACATAACTCCTCTTCAAAAACAAAAATATAAAAGAGAGTTTGAGATTATTATTCAAGAATCTATTCTCTCCGCTATCCGAGATAGTCTCCCCATTGAAAATATTCTGCGCAATTATATGGATGAAACTACGGAAGAAGAAGTTATTCAAGAAATTAAGGAAGAACGTATCGAAAAAGATACGAAAACGGACGAAGAAGAAATGGTTCAAGAACATTCAGATAATTTGAAAGGAGGAAGTGAACCTGTTCAAAGTGCTCAAACTACAGAAAAAACGAATATTCAATTTAATGATATAGATAAACATGTAGATATTCATAATGTTGAACAATCGGTCAACGCTCCTAAGGATATTGATACTTTAGAAGAAATACGGCAAATGAATAGTATGAATAGTCAAGACGACGACGATGATGATGATTATTCAGATGACGGTTACGACGAACCATTACCCAAAATACAAATTCATTCAGATAATAACGCATCATTGCAATACACGGATGTTCACGATGTTTCCAAAAAACTGAGTATTGAACCAGATGTTATATTGAACGATATAGAAATTTTAGGGTAATTGCGTAAAAAGTGTTAGTAACTAATTTAACTATACTTTATGGAGAATAATTTATATATTGTTGTTTTGATTACAATTTGTTTTGGGTTATTTAAATACATGGAAGTTAAATTTATTGATAAAAAAAATAAACCTTTAAAAGACTTAATTAGAGATACATTCATTGTATTTGTTTCATCTTATTTTGGATTTATGTTATACGACCAACTTCAAACAATTGAAGGTATTGCTGACATCAACCCATCAACCAATGTATTTGTTGATAAACCAAACTTTTAATGTTACTATTATGTTACTATTATGTTACTATTATTCACTAGTTCTTTTTTAATTGTATATAATTTTATTATATACAATTTTGTTATTTTATGTTAAGTTATTATTTTTGTATTGCTAACTTCTCAATAATCATCCAATACCATTATTGGTTTTCCCATTGGGATTTTATCCAATTTATAATTTGAAAACAAACTGTTCTCTAATTGTTCCTCGGGTATATGATTGTGCACAGTTCTGGCAATCATCTTATATAGTTTAAAATCAGGATATCTTTCTTCGCCATCTGATTTATATAATATATTTCTCTTCTTATCATCTTCACACCATCCAAAAATTAAGTTTGCTATCGGATTCGTCTTTCTTATATCACTCACTTCATCCATAGAATCTACAAAAAAATCAAATATACTACACGCTAACCGAGATAAATCAAAACTTTTATTTGGAGTTATTATTGGTTTTTTTGGATTATGATAAACACCGAAGTTATATTGAGTTGCAGCATCTTCTCCTTTATTAAAACAATCACTGCAATAATTCTCACCATTATAATCATATATTGCTCTTCCAAAATCAATTATCTTAAAAATTTTGCCATATGTTGGAACTTTATAATAGATCTTATTATAAGAATAATATAAGTATTTTTCATTTGTTTCTACATACATTATATTGTTGGTATGTAAGTCATTATGAGTAAAATTATATACATTTTGATAAGTAATTAACATCATGATTATTTGCATCAATATTGATTTCCATAAATCAACGAATTTTGAAGTTGTATCATCAATTTCCATTACTTCTTCTATATAATCATCCAATGTTCCATGGCACTTTTCCATTATAATTACTTGAACCGGAAATCTATTAATTGTTGCCAATATGGTTTGTTCTTCTTCATCTTCACTTGAAGTATTATCCTCACTATTACTGTCGCTCCCTTCTTCATCACTATTCTCATCACTATTCTCATCACTATTCTCATCACTATTCTCATCACTATCACCGTCACTATCATTCTCACTTTCAAAATCACTATCCGAATTTTCTCCCGTGGTTATTGAACTTCTAGAAGAATTTGTAGAACCAGAAGTATCAGAACATGAAGTATCAGAACATGAAGTTCTTAATCCAATACTTTTTAATGAAGTTTTATTTAGATTATTTATTTCTTCTAGTTCATTATTTTCTCCATTATTTATTTCTTCACTAAACATATTTTCAAATATCGTATTATCTAATACTTCTGATTTCATATTCGTTAAAGAACCACCAATTGATAATTTTTCCTTGAATTTATTCGAAGTTTGATTTAAATTACAAACAAAATCCATTCCATCCATTGTCTGAACTGAAAATAATTTATTATAATATTTGGGGAAAAAAGAAGACTTATCTACATATGATAAATCATCTGCTATATTTAGTATATAATTGTTTTTTATTGCTAATAGTTCACCATAAAAATTTAACCCATGAACAAACCCCTTTTTCTTTAATTTACTTGTTAAATATCCATAAAAACTATCCAAATATGCATTATTGTTTAAATCATTCATTTTTTCATGAGTTAATTGCGACTTTCCTATATTTGGTAATGTAAATAATTTAGGATCTTCATGATTATATTTACCTGTCAAATATCCTAAAGGATTAAGCAATGGTGAAAATTTTATAAATATTTTTTCATTTTGTTCTTTACCACTATCTTTATCAACCATCGTAACTTCATATTCATTTTCACTTATTTTCTTATTTACCCGTAATATTTGTTGTTCATTAAAGGTTACATCATTTTCTTTCAATATATCAAGAGAATCACTTAAACTACTTAACCCATTTATCTTTGAATATAATGGATTGTAATTTTGTACACTTTCTAAATTAAATTGTTCCTTCAACTCTTCAAAAATAGTTTCATTTATATTCATTAATAGTCTATATTGAATATTTTTTATTTATTTAAACTAATTTTAGCGTATTTTTTTATTTTTTATTTTCAAAAAATGTAATATGTCTCTAGAATTAAAAAAGTTCGATATGAAACAAATTAGTTTTAAACCAAATGAAAATAAAGGTCCCGTAATTGTCCTTATAGGTCGTCGTGATACAGGTAAGAGTTTTTTAGTTAGAGATTTATTATTTTATCAACAAGATATACCTATAGGAACAGTTATTTCAGGAACAGAAGAAGGAAATGGGTTTTACGCAGCACATGTACCCAAATTATTTATTCATCATGAATATAATACAGCTATCGTTGAAAATGTTATGAAAAGACAAAAACAAGTTCTAAAACAAATGCAAAAAGAGATGACTACATATAAACGTTCATCTATTGACCCAAGAACATTCATGATTTTAGATGATTGCTTATACGATTCGTCATGGGCAAAAGATAAGTTAATGAGATTACTTTTCATGAATGGCAGGCATTGGAAAATTATGTTAATTATTACTATGCAATATCCATTAGGTATACCTCCTAATTTAAGAACAAATATTGATTATGTATTTATTCTGCGTGAACCGTATATCACAAATCGTAAAAGAATTTACGAAAATTATGCGGGTATGTTTCCAACATTTGAATCATTTTGTCAAGTAATGGACCAATGCACTGAAAACTACGAATGCCTCGTTATTAATAATAACGCAAAATCCAATAAACTACAAGACCAAATATTCTGGTATAAAGCCGACTTTCATAAAGACTTTAAACTAGGTTCAAAAGAATTCTGGGAAATTTCTAAAAACATGGCGTCTGATGACGAAGATGAAGCATACGACCCCGATAAAGCTAGAAGAAAGAGCTCTGGTCAAAAAATAAGTGTTAAAAAAACCAAATGGTAAAAACATAAATCGTAAATAATTAAAAAATATATTTATTTTTAATTATTTTATTCTACTCATTTAGTTTAACTATTCTTCTTATCTATAATTACTTCTTTCGCTACTTTTTTCACTATTTTATTTACATCTTTTACGGTATCGACACCCGCCGTATTTCCAACTATTTCCATGTATTCGTCATTATGACGATTATCTCCTCTAGCGCAACCAGGATGTTCTTTTACCCAATCAGGTATTACACCAAATGATTCTTTTTGAAGATATTTTACAGCGCGTTTCATAGTATCCTTATTTTCTGTTTCTTTTTCCCATACATCATTATCCTTTATATATAATGTTTCTCGTTTTAAATCACTACAATGAATTGGTCTTTTTGTAACTTCTAATTCATTCAAATTTTTTATTAATAATTGCGATGTACTTTCGACAAATCCTATTTTTCCAGTGGTAACCAAATCTTCTATTTGTATCTGCAACGATTTCACAAAATCCATAATGTTTAAAGCATCTTTACAATCTTCATTTAAAAATACATTCAAGTTGAAATTATTAGTCGTAGTATGGTTTCCTATTTTTGGTAATATTTCTCCCATTTGTTTTTGTTGCTCTTTCATTACATCAACCATATTCATACATAATTCTTTATAATTTATTTCATCTGTTTCATCTTTTGCAACAATCGTATTTTTGTTTTCATTTGTATTATTTTCTATTTCTTTCTGCAAAACTTGAATTTCTTTCTGCAAATCTTGAATTTCTTCATTTTTTTTAAAAAAATCACATTTTTGTTTGTGACCAGACAACGACGATGAGTGTTTATAACACTTGCCGCATGAACACATATATGCTTTGGCATTTTTTGGCATTTTTTCGTTAGGATTTATTAGGATTTTATGTTTACGTGTGGATAAATGTGTATCATAGTTACTCTGCTTAGAGCATTTAAAGTCACATAATTCACAATAAAAATTATCTGACGATTTCGGCATTTTTTTGTTAGTCATCGAGTTAGTATTATATACTAACAAAAAAAATGCCTAAATCTTTTTTTGTTTAATTTATTTTTTTCGAAAAAAACGGTTGGTCACAAATGAAAATAAGCGAAATCGGATTTAGAGCATTTCCCCGCAACCTCGAAAAACACGTTTTTTGTAAAGAATTCTAGAGTAGTAAAAGTCGAAAAGGACATTTATTTTTGTCCTTTTTCGAAAAAACTTTTATAGAATTATTATTTTAAAAAACCTCGCGGAGAGAAAGAAATTAATTAATAATAAAGTAAAAAAGTAATAATTAATTTATTATTCGTTGCATAATGATATACGATTTTTAAAAACATGAATAATATAGATATCTATACGTCATCGCCCCAGTTATCCAATTCTTCATGTTGTAATTTTATAGAAGATGGGCGACGATTAACATTTTCCTTTGCTATACGTTTTTCCAATTCTGTTTCTTTTTTATCCCAATTATACAATAATTCACGATTAGTATAATTAAATTGTCTATTTTTTACAAAATATATATTTCGTGATTTTGTATCCATTATTACTTCAAATTCAGTAACTAACGATTGCTTATCTTTTATAATATCTTCATAATCTTCATCTAATACCATAGATACTTTTTTCCATTCTTTAAATTTTTGAACAGGATCTTGATGTATCCATAATTTATTTGCTCCCCATGGACCAATTACATCCATCCGATGGTCTAACTTATTCAGAATAAGTGAATATTTTTCACGTAATGTTTGAATTTTTTCTTTTATTTCATCCAATTTATAAAATTTTGATATTGAAAGAATTAATGAAATATACGTAGCTATTGTTATAGAAACAATAGAACTTATTTCGTCGGGAATTGAAAATTGGAGGCGGGTTGCTTGAATAAACCCAGATAAAGTAGAACAAAAAATAACAGATGTTTGGATATTATTTACAGTTGTATTCAAGTCATCATATTTTAAATCAAGTAATCGTTTATTATCTTTACACTCTTTCAATATTATTACATTATTTCGTTGCATTGATTTCAACTGATTATTGAATACAATGTATTCAGTTTGTTGAAACCAGTCAATGTTATTATCGTGATTTAAGTGTAAATTCAAATCATTTTCTTCCTCTTTGATTTCTTCCTCTTTGATTTCTTCATCGCCTGTCTCATTTATTCCTTGATTATCAGTTTCGTTAGTTAGTGATACATTATCGCCTTGGTCATCATTGTTTAAATCAGTAGTTGACATTGCAATTACATTATCTTCATATTATATTTTATAAATTACAACAATATTTTTGTAATTTACATATCTTACGCTAAAACATAGTAATCACTTTTTATAAGATAAACCAATTATAAAAAGTTAAATACGCTACTCCTATTTCAAAAATAACATCATACCCTAATATTAAAAAGGCGTCATATTTACTGTGTGATTTTATAATATATTCTCCATCTTTGTCTCTAATTTGAACTTCGACATTTCTAAAATTTTTGTAATAAGCCATTAATGTCCATATTGAAGAAATATAAATCATCGGTAAAAACATTGTGGTCTGTCGTTGTAAATGTGCAGGATTATTTACAATAGTTTTTATATTATATAAACTAATAATTCCCATCATACCTAATGACGTTGGATCATTTATTTGTCTTTTTGAAAAATGATTATTGCTTACATTAGTCGTCTTAAAATACATACTTACTAGAATAAATGTTATTAATCCGTGAAAAACATATAAATAATAACTTTCAAACAATCGGTCGCCAAAATACAAACCTATTGTTGTAATGACACCTCCTTCTTGAGCCCCTTGAAGCAAAATTCCATAATATTTATGTATAAAATGATTGCTCCCATCTATATTTGTAATATACATGGGTTTAATATTTCTTGTTTTGGTAGAATGTAAAAAAAATTCAATAACTGTCCATATTATGGTAGAACCAATCATAATAGAAAAACAATCAGTTACGTTTCTAGTTATATATTCTTCAATACATAATGCTATAGCAAATAACGTATAAAGTATTTTTGTATTACCATTTGTAGCAAAATCTCCTCTTCTTATTATATAATATTTATTATCTAGTAATGTCATATAGATTATAAATATTTAATTTACACATTTTTACATACTTTTACACCATTGAATATTTAAAACGACTGTTTTCACATCATACAATATATTGAACTAGGAATAGTAATAGTAGGAATCTCATCTACGATGGTTTAACTTTTTCTAATTCTGCCAGATCAGCATTGACCATCATACAATATATTGAACTAGGAATAGTAATTGGAAATAATACTCCCATCCATATACCTTTACAAATTCCCAAACATAATTCCCCTATAATGTCCATAGAAATATCGACATTATTCGGTTTATCTATAAATCTATTAACTTCTGGTTTTTTTACAGTTGAATCATGTTTATAATTTTTATAATTTTTATAGTTATATGTGTCTATACAATCCTGCTTGTATTTTAATGGAGCATTATACATATTATATATACCGTGTGTAACAGCTGAACCACCAATAATACATGAATATATTTTCGCAATTTTATCGAGATTTATTCTCATATTTGTTTATTTTGTATTTTTATATTTATATTATTATCATAATTGTTATTTCAAAATAGCGTTTTAAATTTTCAATTGTGTATATACTTTTACATACTTTTACTACATTCTTCAAATATATTTTCAAATAATATTGTATCAATGTTAGAAAAATAGTGTATTGTTTTCTTTAATCCGTCTTCTAGACTAATACACGGTTCCCATTCTAGGTATTTTTTTGCTAATGTTAGGTCGGGTCTTCTTCTAGTTGGATCATCCTGAGGTAAATCGTTGTAAACTAGTTTTGACGAACAGTTTTTAAATAATTTCAGTATTATTTGTGATAATTGAAGGATGGTTATCTCATTATCATTCCCAATATTAACTGGACCAATTGTTTTATCATTGTTCATTAATTTAATTAAACCATTTACCGTATCATCTACATAACAAAAACTACGAGTTTGATTACCCGAACCATATATGGTAATATCTTTATTTGATAAACATTGATTTATAATATTACTAACAACCCGACCATCGTCTTTATCCATATTTGGTCCATATGTGTTAAAAATTCTCGCTATACGTATGTTTACATTATAACAACGGTGATATTCCATTAACAATGTTTCACCGATTCGTTTACCTTCATCATAACATGAACGTATACCAATAGGATTCACATTACCCCAATAACTTTCTACTTGAGGAGAAATATGAGGGTCGCCGTATATTTCAGAAGTAGATGTAAATAAAATAGTAGCGTTATTTAGTCTGGCTAATTCACACATATTTTTGGTACCAATATAATTAGTATCAAGTGTTTTTATTGGATCTTTTTGATACGCTTTTGGCGATGCTGGACAAGCTAGATGATAAATATAATCTACATTGAGATTGACCATTAATATTATATCGAAAATAATTAATTCAAAATTAGGATTATCTATAAGATGTTTTACATTGCTTACATTTCCCGTGCTATTATTGTCTAAGCAGATAACGTAAAATCCCATATTAATTAATTTGTCACATAAATGACTACCTATAAAACCTGTTCCTCCAGTAACTAATATACGAACCATTTTATTATTACTATAAAAAATATTAATAATTATATCTTATTAATCTAAATATCCAGTATGAACTATATAAACAATGTGTAATTTATGTATAATTATATCTGGTTTATCTAAATTATATAAGGATACATGTCCCGAACCCTTTGCGAATTTTATCCAACGATTTGGTAACTCTTCGTAATCACTTCCATTATCAAACGAAAAATCTATTATAAAATAAATATCATTTTCATTTGGTTTTACGTAGTCCCATTTTTTATTAATCATCCTTTCTTTGTAATCAATCTCCTCTTTTATTTCACTCATAATATTATATAAAATATTAAAATTGATAAAATAATTATTTAAAATAGAATAACATATTATTTTATCATGGACCTTTCTCAACAAAAGTTAAATAAAAATGAGTGGAATTCGGTAGAAATATCCGTAAATTCCAATGAAAAAGAAGTATTGCAATTGATAATGAAGGGGTTTCATAATCCAGATTATCAATATTTAAAAAACAATACACTTTTTCATTATCTAAAGGTAAGTGCAAATACAAATTACATGGATAAATATCTATATGATATTTATTTTCAGGATCTATTAAACAAACTTATGCAAAAATTTAAAATAAATGATTATCATTATGAAGAACCGATAATTAGTAATAAACTAAAAAAAATAAACACACCCGATTTAATAAAAATAAAAGGCAACGAAGTTAAAAATATGAAAGTAGACGATATATTAGAATTTGAAATGCTTACATTAATTTCAAAGATTTACAAATATTATAATGTGCAAAATAATAGATGGATTTATTATTATTATACACTGTGTAATATTCTTTTGTTAAATCATTCATCGTTGAATTTACATGTAAAGGAGTTTGCTACATATGTTAAAAATAGTTTTCAACCCAAGGTTGAATTAAACAAAATTGTATTTAAGTGCAATGACTATATAGAAAAAAATGAAATATTGACCAAGTATGAATCCATGAAGTTATACCAACATCAAAATGAAATATTTTCAATATTTAATAAAGAAGATAATCAAAATATTCCCAAGTTGGTATTATATATTGCTCCAACAGCAACTGGTAAAACATTAACTCCGATTGGTTTAAGTGAAAAGTATAAGATTATATTTCTATGTGCGGCAAGGCACGTTGGTGTAAGTTTGGCAAAATCAGCAATTAGTGTAGGAAAAAAGGTTGCTTTCGCTTTTGGTTGTTCTTCAGCGCAAGATATTAGATTACATTATTTCGCAGCGAAGGAGTATGAAAGACATAGAAAATCAGGTGGTATTTTCAAGGTAGATAATAGTGTTGGAGATAATGTTGAAATTATGATATGTGACATCAAGTCATATGAATATGCGATGTATTATATGTTGGCGTTCAATAATGCAAAAAATATCATCACTTTTTGGGATGAACCAACTATCACATTGGATTACGAAGAACATAGTTTCCATGAAATAATTCAAAAAAATTGGTCTATTAATCAAATTCCCAATGTTATATTATCATCAGCTACTCTACCCAAAGAGCATGAATTACCTAGAGTAATATTTGATTTTAAAAATAAGTTTGAAACCAATACTACCGAGACTAATGGTAATAATATATATGAACCGGCAGTTATTCATAGTATAAATAGTCACGAGTGTAAAAAGACTGTTCCCATATTAAATCCCGAAGGTTTTGCCGAGTTGCCTCATTATCTATTTGAGAATTATCATGATTTGTTGCGTTGCTTAGAACATTGTAATAATTATAAAACAATTCTGAGATATATTGATCTTGAAGAAATTGGTAAATTCGCAAATTACGTGAATGAAAATAATTATATTATAGATGAAAATTTGTTATTAAATAATTATTTCAAAGACATCACCGACATTAATATCTACAAATTAAAGGAATATTATTTTGAAATATTGAATAATATTGATCACGAACAATGGGAAACTATATATCGTGAATGCCGTGAAAATCGTAAAATTAAAATGGATAATTATGGAATACATATAACAACTAAAGACGCAAACTCATTGTCAAGTGGTCCTACCATATTTATTGCGGAAAATGTAGAGAAGATTGCCAAATTTTGCCTTCAAGATATTAATATACCAAAAGTTGAGATGGAAAAAATTATGAGTTGTATAAAGTTTAACAATACTCTCAATAAGAGAATAGAAAAAGAAGAACGAGATTTAGAAGATATGATGCAAAAATACGAAGGTTCCAGTAAACATGGGGCAACTAGCGCAGCAAAAGAAAATAAATTGTCAAAGACAACATTTGATAAAGAACCAGCAATTAAAAAGAAAATGATGATGTTGGACGAACTTAGAAGTGCTGTAAAGGCAGTATCATTAGATGACAGTTATGTTCCAAATAAGTTAAAACATATTAAGAAATGGTGTAATATTGATGATTTAAAATATGAACCATATTCATCTAATATAACTGAAGAAGATGTAGAAGAAATAATGGCAATGGATAATGTAGATGATATATGGAAGGTATTGTTGATTATGGGAATTGGTTTGTTTTCACAAACTCAACCTATTAATTATACAGAAAAGGTGAAATTGTTAGCAGAGCAGCAATCACTGTATTTGATTATCGCAAATGGTGATTATATTTATGGAACGAATTATCAGTTTTGCCATGGTTATTTGAGTAAAGACTTGTCAAACATGACACAAGAGAAAATTATTCAAGCAATGGGAAGAATCGGTAGAAATAAACTACATCAAAATTACACAGTCCGTTTTAGAAGTGATATTATTAGAAAAATATTCACAGAAGAGGAAGATAAAATAGAGGTAATGAATATGAATAATTTGTTTTGTAGCGAATAAAAATATAAATTTAAATATGTAAATAGAACTAAAAAAATATTATTTGTATTAATAATATTTTTTTTACATTGTAAATTTAGAAGTAACATATAAGTAACATAATAATTAAACATTGTCTATAAAATACATATCAATGTCATTTGGGTCTATATCGGATAAATTATCTTTTATTTCATTTATAAGAGGCATTCTATTGATTTTTTTTTTAAACGAAATAATAAAACTTCCTATCTTACCATATACATTTTCCTTTACTTGTTCAGCTCCCTTACTCTTTTGTAATTCGACCATTTGTCTTTGCATTTGTTTTTGCTGCATTACTGCTTCTTGCATTTTAATTTCAGCGTAGTTACCATCATCATCATCCATCCAAGGATGTTTTGATTCGGCTACAGATATAATTTCATCACATATTTCAGGTCTAGCAACGGGAAAATAAGTAGATTTTATGGTATTAATTACATCATTTTTTATATATTTTGGTATTTTGCTACTATCGGTTTGTGTATTTTGATTACCCTGTCCATTAATTGGGTCTTTAAAACATTCATATAAACTACAGTTGATAACACACCACCGAAACCATCCTGGCACAGGACTATTTTCATGATATAATATTCGTTGACGCCTCTCTTTTAACATACTATTTGACCTCACTGTGTCTTCGTCAAATGTACCCATAAATAATTGAACCACTTTTTCATCTACATTTGGAGAAACTTCCATTAAACGATCAAATTCTTCTTTGTATTTTTTTAAACAAGTAAGCGGAGAAGTTCGTTGAGATTTACGACCAAATATGGTCCTGGGGTCCTTTGCCAATTCAATTTTAATATCTCTTGAAAATTTACTCCAAGATATACCAGCAACCCGATGAGATTCCAATAATTCATTGACTTTTAGATATTGTGATATGGTTGTTAAAATACCGGCAAAAATATTTATAGTTCCAACTATCATAACTGCTATGGTTTTAATATCATCTGGAAATCGGTCTTGAGCAAAGTTGGCAGTTCCAGTTATAGTAGACATGACAATAACAGGAATAGTAAACCACATTGCGTTTACTCTATAATTATTAAAAGACTTTCCATGTAACCACCGAAAACACTGAGCTTTATCTGCCCATTCAATCAATACTTTTTCATGACTTTCGTCCCATTCTGGTTCATTATGTTCTTTTATAGAATTGTCTACTTTACTTTTTAATTCTATACTAGTTAATGACCCTTCTATACTTTCATTAACATTATCGTCCATTAAATATATTATTTTATTATATTATAATTTTTCTTTTTTTATGTATTTACGGAATAATAATATAAATAAAATATTAGATCAATTATATGGAGCAGCGTTTTGCTAAATGCGGTGATGATTTTAATAAAATGTTACATAATATGAGTTCTGTTAAAAAATTAGCAAACAATACTAACAAAAGTATTAAACAATTAAATAAATTATATATGTCATTAACTGAAAATAATTACGACGAATTGGAATTATTCGGATTGGATTTTTTAAATTTTCAATATGAAATATTTATTAAACAATTTAATAATCAAAAAGAATTATTAAAATATTTAAACAATCGTGTATATGGAGACTATTACAAACTACATAAATTAATTATTCATTATATTAATAGTGAAATAAATGAAAAAAGTTTGAAAGAAATGGTGAAATCTAATTCTAATTTTACTCCATATAAAGATTTAGATGATAAAAAAACATATCCTGAAGAATTAATTTCTTCTATGAATAGTTTTATTGTAAATATATTACAACATCTTAATAAAATATATGAACAACGATTAGACCATAATAAAAATAAGGAAAACTTGCAAACAGGTGGTTTTTTTATTGGTAATTATGTTAAAACAGTTAAACATAAAAATGATACAATAAAACACAATTTAGAATTATACGCTGATTTTATTGATTTCTTCAATACAAACCATTCAAAAATACTCAGTCAAATTGACAACAAAATGTCTCAAATTAGTGATGAAATTTCAAAAGATATTGATTTTAAATCAATGGGTGTTAATTTAGATGAAAATGAAGATACAAATATTTTTGAGGAAGATGATAATGATCATGAGGATGCTGCAAATAATGAACATACTAAATCTACTTGTGAATTGAAACCAAACACCTGCGCTTATTCGACTGCTTCAGCGGCGGGAGGAGCATCATGCGCAAAATAAAACACTTCTACCTCTACAAGTAAATAGATTTATCATTTAAAATTTACCATTTAAGATTTCACAATTAAAATATAAATAAAAGACATTATTTATATTTTATATTTTATTTTTACTTTTTACTTTACACCATTGAAGATTTAAAAATCATCAGATAAATCAAATACATTTTCATCCTTTGTTTTATCTGCTAAAGCGTATTCTGATACACGCTTTTCAAAGAAATTTGTTTTCGACTCGACAGATATTAGTTCCATAAAGTCAAATGGATTGCTAGAATTGTATATCTTATCATACCCTAATTGACACGATAATCTATCAGCAATGAATTCAATATATTGCTTCATTAAAGCGGCGTTCATTCCAATTAAACGACAAGGCAAGGATTCGGTTATAAACTCCTTTTCAATTTCAACTGCTTCCTTAATAATATCATGAATTCTGGTTTTGTTTATTTTTTTATTTAATTTGCTATATAATAAAATGGCGAATTCAGTATGAAGTGCTTCATCTCTTGAAATTAATTCATTAGAAAAAGTCAATCCTGGCATAAGACCCCTCTTCTTTAACCAAAAAATACTGCAAAAAGCGCCAGAGAAAAATATTCCTTCTACACAAGCAAACGCTACGAGACGAGTTGCGAATGAACTTCTATTGTCATTAATCCATTTTTTAGCCCAATCGCCTTTTTTCTTTATACATTCGTAATTATTTAACGCTTGAAATAAGTTTTGTTTCTTCTCTCTGTCTTGAATATATGTTTCAATTAATTGACTGTACATTTGACTATGAATATTTTCCATTGCTATTTGGAAACCATAAAATGCTCTTGCTTCAGATAATTGAACTTCCGACATAAATCTTAATCCTAGGTTTTCTATTACTAATCCATCACTTGCAGCAAAAAAAGCGAGGATCATGGAAATAAAATGACGTTCGTCGTCTGATAAATTATTCCAATGAGTTAAATCTTTTGATAAATCTACTTCTTCGGCTCTCCAAAAGCAATCTACTTGTTTTTTATACATTGCCCATATTTTTTCGTCTTGTATTGGAAACATTACAAAGCGGTTATCATCTTCAATCAATAAAGGTTCGGTTACACTCTTCGACATCCTAAATAATATATTGTTTAGATTTTATATCTTATTCAAAATTATATTAATAATTATAAATTTTTGAAAAACTAATTTGAAAATTAAATATACCTATTTTATATGACTGAAATATACAAGATAGAAGATGAATTTAGTATTTGTGATAAAGATTGTAATTATTTAAATAAATGTCTCGATACCTATGTTGATTATTATAAAAATATAAATCCATATGATACCCAATTGATATTAGCTAAATCCAATATTGGAAATGAAATAGATGATATGGAAGAAATTGATTATTTGGATTATTTTGAACAAAATTTTGACAAGATTGACAATGTATATACTGATTTGATTCTTAAACCTAGAGGTATGAAAAAAAAACTTAGATTTGATGATAAAGTAATGGAACCTGAAGTAATAGATGCTGCAGATTTAACTCCGGATTTTGATAAAATAAATTATAATGAACAATCAATTATGAATGAACAGTTCAATGATGAAATAAAAATGATTGAAAATGAACCGTCATTTGAGGGTAAAATACCTATTGATAATAAAGAAGTAGATATACAAAACATTAATCAAGGAGAAGGTGATATTGTTACAGTTGTAAAAACAGAAGACAACCGAAAAATAAATGAAACCAATAATAATGTAAATGAAACCAATAATAATGTAAATGAAACCAATAATAATGTAAATGAAACCGTGAATAATGTAAATGAAACCATGAATAATGTAAATGAAACCGTGAATAATGTAAATGAAACCATAGATAATACATCTAAACCGGTTACAACAAATATAGATGCGCGAACAACCAATAATTATAATCAAGACCAAATTAATAAAGAAATGAATGAACCAATTGTTGAAAAATCATCATCTATTCCTGAAATAAAAGAAGCAAGTGAACGAAATATAGATTTTGAGAGAGAAACAGAGAAGGAACCACCGAGAGAAAATGAATTAATTAATAACCAAGGAATTAAATCTGATTTATCAGATTTCTCTCTGCGACGAAATGAGGGTATTTTAAATGATAAAAATATTTATGAAGAAAAAAGAAAAGAAGAACAACAAAATATTATACCTTTGGAAAACGATGAAAAACGTAACAGAGAGAAAACAGAAAATAAAGAATTAAATAATTCATTTCAACAAGAAGAAATTGAAAAACCAGATGGTAAATTTGAATATAATCCTCAGCGTAGTAGTGTAATAGAACAGAAACCAGATAGACCAATGGAACAAAGACCAATGGAACAAAGACCAATGGAACAAAGACCAATGGAACAAAGACCAATGGAACAAAGACCAATGGAACAAAGACCAATGGAACAAAGACCAATGGGTCAGAAGAAAGAAGAAAATGAAGATAAACCTAATATTTCTATTTCTTTAGAAGATGACAGTGGAAGTGGAAGTGGAATGAATCAAATGATGTATCCTCATGGATATCCAAGTTCTGGTAATTCAATAATGTTGGAAAAAATGAATGAACAAACGCAAGAAATAGCTAAGTTGAAAGGAGATTTAGAAAAAGAAAGAAGTGACAATTTGGGAAAAGATAATATGGATAGAATAAATAAAGTAATTAAAGAAAAGGATGATTTAATTAAGAAACGACAGGAAGAAATAACTGATTTAACACAAAAAATAGAAAATATACCTGAAAATAGTAGTGATAGTAATGTAGGTAATGAAATAATTGAAAAAAATCAAAAGATTGAAGAGTTACAGTCCGAATTAGAAAAGGTAAAATATATGCAAAACAATATGATAACAAGACAAACATGTGATGTTGAAAAGGATGAACAAATGAATTTTTTAAAAGGTATATATGATCATTTGATGAATATTGAAGGCAAGTGTGATGATACTACTTTAGAAAGTATTCAAAAGGACCAAACAGAAATAACTAACCTAATAAATGGTATTCAAACATCTATAAAACCAAACTAATAAAATTAAAAAAATGATAATATAATATGATTTAATCTTATTATATTATATTATGAAAGGAAAAACAAAGGGAGAAAGAAAAAATAAAAGCATAAAAAAAAATCAAATCCCGGCATTTATATTAACGGGAGGGGAAATTAAAGAGTATTCTGAATTTGTAGATGATAATAATAAAAATTATGAACAAGCAATGGTCCATGCGGCAGAAGAAGTAGAAAAAAAATTGAAAATATGTAATGAGAATGCTGTTAGATTAGAACAATTAAAAGAACAAGAAAATAGTAATATGACAAAATTAGCAGAGTTAGTACAAACATTACAAACAAGTCAGTTAGAAAATAAGAGCAAAATAGATGAATGTAATAGAATAAAAGATGAACTTGTAACTGTTAATGATAAATTAACTACATTACAAAATGTAGAAAATGAAAATAAAACCCACATTATTGAAATTGAAAAAAAACAAGAAAGTATTAATGATTTAACAAAACAATTAACTGAAGCAACACAATTAACTGAAGCAACACAAAAACAACAGAGAAATATTGCAGCAACAGACCTCGTGAATTCAAGTATGAGAAGTGCTGTATCAGAAAAAACAAATGAAGAAATAGATAATAAGATAAAAAATTTAAATGAAGAAAAAAAACTACTTGATGATGCAATACAAAATTTAAATCAACAAAATAAAGCACTACGAGATGAAAAAGATACATTTGAGCAAGGAATACAACAAAATGAAACAAAATTAAGTGACATACAAAGAGATTTAGATGCTTCTAATAATAAAAATACTGAATTAGCAGGCATTATTTCAGCACATTATGAAACTTTAAAAAATATTCTTCAAAACAAAACAACTATAGTAGAGAGTGACGAAAATACTGAACCCAATGAACATAATTCATCATTAGACGATTTGGAAAATAGTGGAAATAAACTGATAGGATTAAGTGGTCAAATAGAAAAATTAATGACAACCAATCAAGAGCAATCCGACACAAATAAAGCCGTTTATTTGGAAAATGAAAAACTAAAAGGAATAAATAAAGAACTAGAAGAAGAAAAACAACAAATCATAACTGGAACACATGATAGTTTGAGTGGTATAACTACTCAGATAGATGCTGGAAAACAAGAATTAACATCAATTGAACAACGAAAACAACAAGCAACCGATATAATTAAACAATCCGAACAAGCGCAAACACAATTAAATGAAGCAAAAACCCAATTGGAAAGTATTCAAACAGAAGCGAAAACAGCATTAGACCATGCAGACAACATGAAATCAGAAGCAGAAACAGCGAAAGTAGAAGCAGAAACAGCGAAAGCAGAAGCAGAAACAGCGAAAGCAGAAGCAGAAATAGCGAAAGAAAATGTGGGAGAAGCAGACAACAAATGTAAAGAAGATTTAGAAGCAGTGAAAATAGAACAAAAAAAATGTGAAGAAGAATTAGCAGCAAAAGATTCTGAATTAAAAGAATTAAATAAAACAAACCAGAGTGAATTAGAAGAGAAAATAAAACTAAAAGAAGCGAATAATGTGCTGTTAGCCGCATCGCAAGGACACGAACAGTCGGTTAATCAATTTAAAGAACAATTATATAATTCTATATCTAAAGAAGATTGTGATGAACTTGTAAAAAGAGCGAGAGAAGAAACAAACGCAGGAGAACAAAACGCAGCGCGAAACATGGAACCTTCATATGAAGAAGAAGTCAATATTATAGATATGCAAAAAATAGATGACAAATTAGATCCTGATGATATAACAGTTATAACCGCAAGTATGAATAGTGTAAATAATCCAAAAGATGAATATGATGCTACAAGTATGACATCAACTAGTGATATGGATTATGTTGATAAACTCACCAATCATAATAATCATAACCGTAAAAATTATATACTAAATACTCATGAAATAAATAATAATATGATATTTTTATATGTTCATGAAAAATATCGTGACGCATCAACAACAAAATCTAATACAAATGATTTTCAATATACATCAATGTATGACCCAACACGCAAAGATAAAGATGATAATAGACAAATATATATATGTAAAGTAAATAATATTGAAAAAGATAGTATAGAAGCAAGTTGCTGGAATATATCTAGTTCTATGAATGAACGTTTGAACGCATATAAAGAAGTTGAGCATTCCGATGGTTATCATGAATCTAAAGTTACTATTAATAAAAATGATTCAAAAACAATATTTTTTAGTACAAAACCACATAAACAATCAATCCAAAAAACTACAACCAAATATGGAAATAATAGTAAATATATTAAAATTTATAAAGAATTATTAACACCAATTATTCATAAAAATATAGTGACGGATAAAGGAAAAAAACAAAACCAAAATATTTATTATCCTAATCATGATACTATTGGTAATTTAAAAGGTATAAAAATGAATAATATAATTCCTGTTTATCCTTATGGACAGGAAAGTTCTAATTTATTAAGAAGAAAATTCAAAGACTCTACTTTTCAATCTAGTATAAATTATATCATATATTTAACTGATTATGAAAGTATAAAAGAAACAAATAAATATTTTCCTATTAAAGAAAATAACAAAGATAATTCATTTACTATGTTTTTTAAAAATAGTTTTGAAATAAGATATTTGCATACATTGATGTATAATTCTCATAATCCATTAACTAATAAGTTGAAAACGAAAGAAAATGAATATTATTTAAACAAAAATGCCGAGACTGGTTATCAAAAACCAAAAAAACAAACAAACGCAAACCCCGGCAAAAACGTTCGATCTAATTCGGTTAGTAGAATTAAATCTGCTAAATCAGGTAACCTCCTCGGCATACTTGGAGGAAAAAAAAATCTAACTAAAGAGTATATGAAAGGAGGATATAGATATAGCGCTTTGGGCATGAAAGGTTTAACAATTGATTTATCGGGACTGAAAGCAAAGAAGACCCGTCGTGTCAAGAAAAAGGGAAAGACTGTAAAGAACAAGAAAGGTTCTAGAAAAGATAAAACAAAGAAGAATAAAACAAAGAAGAACAAAAGACGCGGAAGAACTTACCGTAACAAAAATAACTTTTTTTAATTATGGAAATAAAGAACGAATCTAAAATTACTGGAGATAGTAAATTTATATAAATGATGAATGATAATTTATATAAATGAATTGCGAATATGAAATATAATTAAATAGAAAATGGAAAAGTCTTTTTCTTTAGACAATATATACGATGGATATGCAAAAATTGTTGACAAATAAATCAGTGTTATATATTGTATTATTTTTAGCACTGGCGAATATATTGGGATTTATCACTATGCGTGATGAAAGGTCGGTCATTTTCTTTGTAGCAATCAGTTTGCTAATGAGTTATTTTACCTCTAACATGATAGTTGTTTTAGGAAGTGCTTTGTTATTGACTAATTTTTTGAAAGTATCTAATAAACGTAACTTTGGATATTTAGAAGGAATGAAAAACGAAGACGAGGAAGAAGAGGAAGAAGGAGATGACGAGGAAGAAGGAGATGATGAGGAAGAAGAAATTGCTCTTGGTGACGAGAGTGAACTTAACTTACAAGGTAACTACGAAGAAGTTGAAGAGGATTTAATGGAAGAAGGGTTTTCTTTATTTGAAGGTTTTGAAGGAGGTAAAGGACCTAAAGGAGGTAAAGGACGCAAGGTTACTTCTGGTAAAGGAGGACAAAAGTCCCACCCTAAAGTGATACATGATAAAAGAGTAAAGACTGTATTGAAGAAAAGAAAAAATGAAGAAACCAATATTGTAAATGAAAACAATCTTGTAAAAGAACAGGAGGATGTAGAAACAATGAAAAGCAAGCAACGATCCACCTTTAAGAACCGTGGAAACGCAAAAAGTAAATCGCTAAAACATAGTAATATAGAGGTGAATGATGACCCAGATCAAGAATTTATTGACCATTCTTCTACATTAGAAGCAGCGTATGATAATATGGAGCAGATTTTAGGTAGTGAAGGAATAAAGAATTTAACAAATGATACACAAAAGTTGATTAAGCAACAACACGGATTGACTGAACACATGAGTTCAATGCTTCCTATTGTAAATCAAGCATCGGCAATGTTGGAAAAGTTTGACTTGAACGCCTTGTCAAAAATAGCTGGCATCGGAAAGAAAAAGAAGGCATAATTGTACGATAGAATAATGATATAGTTACACATATATGAATAATTTCAATATATGTTTAATTTTAATATCTGTTTAATATAACATGCCTAAAAAATGTCAACCTGGAGTAATTTGTGTAGAAAATATGACCATGATGTTAATAATATTGGTAATCATTTTTGTAATTGGATATTTATATTTGCAATTCACAAAGGAGAAACTTTCAACGAACCGAAATCATGAAGAAGACCATTTGCATAGTCGGTCGGGTGGTAATTCTCATTGGTTAAACCCGTTTGGACTGTCATTTAAACCAAACGTTCCATATTCTAACGTTCCTGGAGATGTTTACATGAACCCTTATACTGCGCCATTGCGGGATACACGTTATATGACGCCAACCTATGATATTCGTGGAGTTCCTCCCAATCATCATGTTCAGGTGCCTCATGAACACGGTCACGGACACGGTCACGGACAAGGTCAAGGTCATGGACACAGTCCCGGAATTCCAGTGAACGTGGCGACACAGTCCATTGATACGCACTATAGACAGGTGGGAATTTTGACCCGAATGAATAATTCTCAAGAAACGATATTGCCTCTAATGGGCAGACCTTTGTTTACGAGTCGTGATAAGTGGCAGTATTATTCGATGAGCGATAAGAACAACAGTGTGAAGTTGCCGTTGAGCAATGGCGGGCGAAGTTGTACTAGTGAGTATGGTTGTAATAGTTTGAACAACGGAGACAATGTGTATATAGAGGGTTATAATGATTCTTTCAAGGTCACTGTGTATGATAACAACCCGATACAATACATTCCTCATCTTTGAAGAAGTTAAACGTCTAACCAATAATATCTTAATATGGAAAATATTTTATATTAAGATAATTCTATTTATTTTTACTTTTTATTTATTTTTATTATGGTTGTCGTTGTTGTTGTAACATATCAAATATTTGTTTTAACATATCTTTCATAGGTAATTGATCAAAATCAGTTTCATTTATAGATTTTCCTGTAGCTAAACTAGCGATAGCGCTATTTCCATTAATAGGATTTCCATTATCTAAACTAGGTGTTACTTCTTTAACATAGAGGTTGTTTTCTTTATCAATACCTAATTTCATAGTAACTGTGAAGTCACCTTGGGGATTTTCGATTGATGCTACTGCTGGTGCTACTGCTGGTGCTGCTGCTGGTGCTGCTGCTGGTGCTGCTGCTGGTGGTGCTGCTGCTGGTGCTTCTGCTTGTAATTTAGTTAATTCGTCTGTTAATCTAGTTACTTCTTCTTCTGCTGCTGCTGCTGCTGCTGCTGCTGCTTTATCTGCTGCTGCTGCTTTATCTGCTGCTTTTGCTGCGTTTGCTGCTACTACTGCTGCTTTATCTGCTACTACTGCTGCTTCTGCTGCTACTGCTTGGTCTCCTCCTTCTTCTGCTGCTTGTCTTTCTGCTTCTGCTGCTATTCTTTTTGATTCTGCTGCTGTTTTTGCTGCTTCTGCTGCAATATTTAAAAATACTGCTGCTTCTGCTGCTGCTTTTGCTGCTTTTGCTGCTTCTGCTGCTGCTTTTGCTGTGTCCAATTCTTTTTTCAAATCGTCTGTTCTGTCTCCACCTTTCTTATTAAATTGAATTTGTTGTTTCATAGTGTTTTTTCTTAAATTCTTTCCTTTACCTCCATTTTTTATGTTTGCTTCTTGTAATTTAGTTAATTCTTCTGTTAACCTAGTTACTTCTGCTTCTGCTTCTGCTTCTTCTTCTTCTGCTACTATTCGTTCTGCTTCTGCTTTATCTGATGCTACTATTGCTTTTGCTACTGCTGCTGCTGCTGCTGCTGCTGCTGCTACTGCTGCTGCTGCTTCTGCTGATGCTGCTGCTGCTTCTACTTTTTCTGCTACTGCTGCTTTTGCTTCTGCTGCTTTTGCTTTTACTGCTGCTGCTTTTGATGCTTCCATAGGATCTATAATTTGGCGTGCTGCTGCTGCTTCTGCTGTTTCTGCTACGGCTGTGGTAAATTGTTTTGTTTTCAATACTGCTTCCGCATTTTCCAGTTGTATTTTCAAATCGTCTGTTATGTCTCCACCTTTCTTATTAAATTGAATTTTTTGTTTCATAGTGTTTTTTCTTAAATTCTTTCCTTTACCGCCAATTTTTCTTTTTTTTGTAAATTTAGTACGTATTTTAGAAGCACCGGCGTTTTTTTTTTTAGAAGGACGGTTCTTTCTACTTTGATATTTAGTATTAGCAATTTTTGAGAGTTTATTTCTACTAAGATTCATCTATATACATAATTATATATTTTTTATTAAACTTTAATAAAATACTAAATAATATTATGTTTCTATAATATATTATAATGCCAACATCAGCAAATAAAGATATAGTTGACTCAAAATATTCAAAATATGGAGAAAATAATATGATAATTGAAGGATTTGCGAGTGGTCATGAACACAGCACCGATGAAACAGATGCAACAACCCAGGGCGTTCATAAACATACTATACCTGCGACTGGTGTAGATCACGCACAAGAAATGGATTGTTACGAAGTAGAAAATGAGCAAAATGAATATATAGAATTAATACCAAAACCAATACCTAGTCTTTTCAATAAAGATGATACAGCAGGACAGTTGATAATGGGATTTTTTATCGCATTTATGATCATATTATTTATGTATGTTATTGTCAGTGTTATATGGAATAAATTACCTTCTGTCGGTATGCTTCGAAAAACTAATACATAAAATACTTACTAATTCAATAATAAGTTTAATAACATGATTAAATTTATTATTAATGAAAAACTATTAACGAGACCTATAATGATTACATTTATAATTTGTCAGGGTTGGATTGTGTTCTAGATACAATGGGTTTGTATTCGGCGTTTCCGGAGATACCTTTTACTAAAGGAGTAATATTTTCAACCATTTCTTCTTCTAAAGATTGTTCACGAGGAGCGTTATATTCTTTCATAGCCTTTTGTTTTTTTTCTTCATTTTGTAAGTAGTTATCAATACCAAAAGAACCAGTAGCCATACTGGTTTGATTAATTAATTTATAAGCAGAAGCAACGCCAAGAACAATGAGGTAAGGGTTCTTTGTATAAAATAATCCAATGGTGAATACTAAAACAACAATATTACCTAAAGAACTATCAATGGCGTTTGTTAAAGTAGTTGGAGTTTCTAAATTTAATACTAAATAAATAATGAATAAAGCGCATAATAAAGTTTCAGATTGGTTAAAATTAACATCGATTGCGTTTTTCATATTTTTTTTGACTATTTTTATGAGATCATTTACAACGTTCATTTATATCATATAAGTAGATTTTTTATAAAACAAAAATTGAAAAATAAATAAATATTAAAAACAAAAATATAAAAAACCTATGGAGACTAGTATGAATAAAAGTAATACCATGAATAAAGAGAATACTTATTTGGGAAATAGAGGATATACCATTTATAAAAATAGTATGACAGAGGAGGATAAAGCAAATATACGTAAAGAATTGTGTGTAAAACCTTATATTCCTAAATCTGTAGTCCCTCAAACAGCGTTTCCGGTATATAGAGAATCAAGTCAAAAAATGTATCTACCACGTTTTTATGGAACACATCGGTATGGAGCACCTGACAAAGTAGATATATCTCAAGGAGATGACATTAATGTTGATTTTAAAGGCAGTTTGCGTGATTATCAAGTAAACATTGTAAATAAATTTACAGGTTATATAAAGGATAATAACAATATGGGAGGTGGTTTATTGGAGGTAGACACCGGATTAGGTAAGACGGTCGTTGGTTTAAATATAATAGGTGCTCTAAAAAAAAAGACACTTATAGTAGTCCACAAAGAGTTTTTAATGAACCAGTGGATTGAACGAATAGAAGAATTTTTGCCAGATGCTCGTGTAGGTAAAATACAGGGTAAAACGATGGATATAGAAGGAAAGGATATATGCATTGCTATGCTACAATCTTTGTCTATGAAAGATTATGATTTAACTCAGTTTGCGAGTTTTGGTTTTACAATTATAGACGAGGTTCACCACATGGGAGCAGAAGTATTTTCACAAGCGTTATTGAAAGTAGTAACCTATTATGTATTGGGATTATCTGCAACTATGGAACGAAAAGACGGTTTAACGAAAGTATTTAAGATGTTTATTGGAGATATAATACATACGGAAAAACGAGATACGAGCAAGACACATGTTTTGATAAAAGCGGTAGATTTTGAAATAGATGACGCTGAATTTAATGAAATAAAATATGATTATCGTGGAAATCCGCAATATAGCACTATGATTGGAAAATTGTGTAGTTGTAATTACAGGAGTGAATTTATACTAAAAGTATTAAAAAAGATATTGGAAGAAAATAATGATCAACAAGTAATGATACTTGCTCATAATAAAAGTATATTAACGTATTTACATGATGCGATAATACATCAAAATATAGCTGACGTGGGTTATTATGTGGGTGGTATGAAACAAGAAAAATTAAAAGAAAGCGAGTCAAAGAAAATAATTATAGCAACTTATGCGATGGCGTCGGAGGGGTTAGATATAAAAACGTTGACAACATTAATAATGGCAACTCCGAAGAGTGATATTATTCAAACCGTGGGTAGAATATTGAGAAGCAATCATAGTCAACCCTTGGTAGTGGATATAATAGACAAGCATGACATGTTCCAGAAGCAATATTTACAAAGAAAGCGATTTTATAAAAAGCAAAAATACACAATTATGAGAAGTTCAAATAAAACGTTTGACAGAAATGTATGGGTAACTGAACATGACCCGAACAAAAAAGAAAAGAAAAGTGCGGTGCCAAAGAATGATTGTTTATTTGATTTTATTGAATAAAAAAATCAAACAAAAAAATGAAATAATCATTAATGTTATTTTGTTTGCAGTAACCATAAAAATTCTTTAACATCCTTATATTCTTGTTTTCTTTTATAATTACTAATACCTTTTAAGCGGTTATATACTTTGTGATTAATTGGTATTTTGGTTACATCGCCGAATTGTTCAAGAATAGCGTCAAGTTGTTCTATAGGAATGATACCTCCATTATTGTAAGATAGTAAAATATATTTTGATTTTGTATTAGAAATAAGGTCAATAAATGTATCTTTTGCGTGTTTTAGACTATTGTAATGTGATTGTTTCCAATCCTTGGGTTGTCCTCGGTTGGTATTGGGAATCTTAATCGTTTTATCCCAATTATTAACAATATCTAGTAGAAAATAATAAATATTATATGGATGTTTGTTATATGGCGGGTCATAATAAACTAAATCCAGTTCGGGTATATTTTTGGACCATACATTTGTATCTGCTTGACTAATATACGTATTACACTTGTTATTAAATAATATAGGATTTTCAAGATTAATAGGAGTGGTAATTCTCTTATAATCAACGCTGTTTTCTCCTCCATATTTTCCAATTTTCGCTGTTTTATCTTTAAAAAACGCTGAAAATTGTCCATTGGTATTGTTATGGATAGAAGTTTTAATAAGAAGTTGCGCTAGCAAGAAAGGTTGAATATTTTCCGGTACCGTGTTAATAAAATTTCTATATAAATCAATACGTTTACCATTTTCTTCTGTAAAATAAACACGATGGTTTTCATTAATGGTTCCTTGCGGAGACCAATATTTAGAAATAAACATATCATTTTTATTTAAATCACCAGAATCCGCATGTTTATTGGCAAGTTCAATGTATTTATGAATATCCGAAATAGTATTTTTACTTGGATTTTCTAAAAAACATTTATTTAATGTAACACTGTATCCTGCTAAATCGTTAGAATACAATGACTCTGCTTTCGTTTTGAATAAACGTGAAACAATACCTGAACCGGAAAATCCATCTCCCATTTTTAATTTATGTCCTTCTTTTTTTTCCAGGTCATCGATAATGTCAGATATATACGGAATAATCTTACGTTTATTTCCCATATAAGTAATAATTTGTTTTTCTAAATATTCATTGTTCATAATAAGTATACTATTTATTATGAAAAAAAAGGTAATAATTAAATTTAAAAGAAAATATATTTATATATTAGTAATGAAAATAGCAGATATTACAAAAAATTATGGAGATGAAAAAATAGAAATAAAAAGGTATATGGTAGATGCTGGGAATAAAGAAGAAAATAAAGAACTACGTAAAAGAGGGAATAATACGAAGAGTAATAAAGAAAATGGTAATAAAACAGTGTTAAGTGGTGTATTTGATTTCAAGAATAAACTAACTAAATATATGTTCATGCCTTTTGAAGTATTAAATGAAGTGTTTATGCCAAAAACCGATTATGCTATAAAAGATGATGTCGCTATAGAAAAATCAATAACTCATAGATGTAGTGGACAAAAAAACAAACGTAAATGTATTAAAAAGGCAATTCGTAAAACTTGTAGAAACAAAGGCACTCATCGAAAGAAATGTAAAAGAACATTAAAAAATAAATTATTGAATTGAGTTAATTATACGTTTATCATATACTTTATTGGATATATTATGAAGGTTTTTTGCTAGGCGGCAATACATAATTATTTTTAACAAAGTTTTGCATTGTATATAAATTACATATTTTGTTAGAACTAGCTACTTTAATGGGAACCCATTTTTTAAATCTATAATTAAAAGAACAAATCATAGGAATACATTTATCTAAGTGAACAAATTTATCTAATTCTACATTTTGGAATTCGTCTTCATCATCACTTTCCTCTAATAAATCCAGATTATCATTTTCTTTAATAATTCTAAACAGTTTATTCATCATTACGCTTGTATTATAATCCGGAATAAATCCAAAATCATAAAAATATTTTAGATTGTTATTATGAAAACAATTGAGTAAATATACATCATTTTGAATACTGGGTGTAATATTAAATATGACAGTAGGTGCGTTTTCATAATTATTGGAATAATAAATTCTATTATAAGGCATGTTATATATATTTGATCGCTTATGCAAATATAAAGATTGAATATACATAATTTTATAAGGGAGAGTGTCTAGTTTATCAAGCAAGTTATTTTGGTTTTCACTCATAATAGGTAATCCAAATATAAGTTGTCTGTTCGTATACGCTTTGTTTTTAATTTCCGAATTAAAAATGGTATGCAATAAAGAAAGTTTATTTTGAAAATAATAATGGTCAATTTTGTTTCCCTTATAGGAATGAATATTTTGAACACAAAAATATTTATTTTTGTTATAATGAAAAATGGTTCCAAAAAAGATAGTTCCTAAACATAATGTCGAATCGAAAATACACGATGTAATTTCTACGTTTGAGAATAATCTTTCTTTTCTAGAAATAAAGTCATTTAAATATAGAAGAACACACACTTTTTGGTTATTATGGTAAGTGAACCAAGCAAATACTTCCTTTCCTCTAGGAATAGCTAAAAATAAGTTACAATTTTTACATTTATCTTGAACTTTATTATGATTAATTCTCTCATAAGAAAGTTCTATATTAGGGAACCTATTAATAATATCATATTGCATAATATATATGATATACGAATAGTCTTTATGTAAGTTAATAATATATAACTATGTAAACCATAATAATATAAGTTGTATTCAAACCAACATGGTCATGCGTTTAATTCATTTTGCATAAATTGCTTTAATTCATCTTGCATATCATTTGTTTCAATTATTTCATTTGTCATATTTATAGGTATATCGCTAATAATTGCCGAAGTGTCATTTTTTGTAGTAATTCGGTTTGAAATAATAGATGTTATTTTATCATACTCTGCTTTTGGAGCGTGAACAAAGTCTTTAATAATCGGTTTTGTAAAGTGTTCTTTTAAATAATTAAAAATATAGTGAACTAAATATATAATAAAAAAACATATAATGGAATATAAAAATATGGAAGTAAATTGATTCATATTATATAGAAAAAAATTATTTTCTAGATTTTAACAAATTAATGAAAGTTTCAAAGTCTTCTTTAATTGAGAAATTTTCAATATCTGCAAAACTATATGCTTTAAACTTTGCTCCCATACAAAAGTATAAATTTTTAATGTCATTATTGTTATCAAATTCGATATACAAAATAAGAGGTGAGTTAGGTCGTAAAACATAGGAGTGAATATAAGTATCAATCATAATATGATCAATAGGAAGATGTGAAACTGTATTTTTATCTTTTTTAATAATGCTATAATCAATAATTATAGAAATATCATCAATATAATTATTTTTAAGTTCGCTATTGTTATCAATAATATTAAGTTTATGTAAATAATTATTATTTTCTATTCGGTATATACCTTCTGGTGAATATATTTCTTGAAATTTGGTTTTTTTAGTGTAATATGGTTTTATTTTATCTAAATTAATCATTTTATAATTAAATTTATCAATATATATCTTCATTAAATATTATATCGTAAAGTATTTAAACCCATATAAAATAAATATATAATGGTAGCAATTATAATTGTTGAAAAGAATGGTTCTGTTAAAGAAACAAATGTGAAAAGTATTAGCGAGGATGAATTGTATAAAAAGTGTGGATACAAAAAACCTGATGGGTTTGAAGTTCGTGCAAAATGGAAAGTATCTATAAAGAAGGATGTAAATCAAACATTTCGTATAGAAATGTATGCCAAGGAAGAAGGTAGAGCAAATAGTGAAAATAAATACGATTTCCCACCTCCAGTAGATACAAAGTTATTTTTTGGGAATTGTCTGTTAATTAATAAAGATGATGATGGAGACATAGATGATTTATCAAAGGAACATTGGGAGATGGTATATGAAAAGTTGTTTGGTGGATTTGAAGATTTGACAACAAATGCCGAAGAGGATGAAAATGAAGAAGATGAATTAGAAAATATACCAAGTGAAATGAAAACAAAGGATGGTTATTTGAAAGATGATTTTGTAATAGAGATGAGTGATGAAGATGAAGATGAAATATCAATTTCTAGTAACGAAGATGCTGGGGGCGATGGTCCCGATGACGACGATGAAGATGATGACGAAGATGATGATACTGAAAACGTCGATGGAGGTGAAGACGATGAGGTTGGTTCAGAGGATGAACCGTATGATGATTTGGGTTCGGAAATAAGCGAAGAGGAATATATTTATAGTGACGAAGAGGCATAATATTTATAGTGACGAAGAGGCATAATATTTATAAGAATAAAAATAATAAGAATAATGAGAATAAATACCAATTAAAAATATATAAAATATAAAATTGATTTAAAATATATATGTTGAATTACATAT